TGACTTATCACCATCAATGATTAAGAACGCTACTATACTAGCTAAAGAGATGTTCTCAGGTAATGAAAATGACATACTAATAGATGAAGAATTAAAAGATGAGACCATATCTGGTGAAAACGCAGCTATAAGATTGCTTGGTGTAACACTTCAAAGAGTTAACATTAATAAATCTTTATTCTTTGGAGCTAAGAAAAGATATAATGAAATGCAGGCTTCATTAGAAGAGCTTGGTATCTCATACAAAGATTTAGAAGATCCAAGGTACATAGGAATCATAGGCTCTGATGAGGCTCTATCTAGTAGAGTTAAAGACCTAATGAACTTTGTTACAGCTTGTAAGTACTTTGGAGATTTACACGAACAAGATATAGACGCTGTTCTTAGTGCTGCAGGTGTTAGCTCTTATGTTAAAAACTATATTAAATACAACAAAGAGGCTTTTGATAATTTAAATTAATTAATTAAATTTGTATTATCTGAAATTCTTATAATTGTTGTTCTAACAATTTTCATGATTTTTGATTTGGTTTTAAGGGGGAGTGATGTCCCCCTTTTTTTATAATAAATGTATGGAGGTAGGTATAGCAATAGTTAATGGGTTTCTTTTAGGCGTAAGAAACTTTGACACAACTGAAGAGGTGCCATACAATGAGTTCCAACTATTTATCGGACCTATATGTTTATTTATTATTTGGGATGATTAAGAGTCTGTACCGTATGGGCAGATAATTTTAAAGAACGCCTCATCTAACTCTTTTATCTTAGATGATATTTCCTTCCATTTAGCCTCTCCCTCTTCTCTAGACTTTAAGTCTAATGGAGTTCCTGTTCCCATGTTAGACCATATAATAGAGTTCTCGTTTAGTAGTTTATCTATCTTGGATCTAACCTTTTTGTTTGTGTGGTAGGGAGTTGTACCATCTTTTCTAGTCTTAGTCATTAGTATCCTGTTAATAAATTAAGTACATCATCAATAGCTTTATGCCTATGATTATCCTCTAGTACAGCCTTGAACACATGCTGACTATCTTTTATTTTATGAACGTCATCTATAGCAGAGTTGAGTGTTGACCCTAAATCTATCTGCTGATTATCACCACAGAATATCATTATAGAATCTTTACCTAACCTACCCAATGCCATCCTTAATTGTGGTTTAGTTAAGTTTTGAAACTCATCTATAACAACTACAGCATTATCAAATGTTTGACCTCTAAAATAGCTTAGAGAAATAAGCTCAATTTCACCCTTCTCTTCCATTTTCTCAAGCTTCTCAGGGTGATTATATACCTTACGCATATTTGACTTGATGGGAACCAGCCAAGGTTCTAGCTTTTCCTTTTCAGTTCCAGGGAGAAAACCATTATCCTCTGTAGATACTGTAGGTCTAGTGATTATAATCTTATTGTACTGCCTTTTAAAAAACATATCTAAAGCCACTTGCACAGCAAGTAGAGTTTTACCTGAACCTGCCTTACCTAATATAAAGCTGTAAGCGTGGGATAAAACCCCTTCCTTAGCTTTCTTTTGTTCTTCAGATAAGGTTATATTAAATTTAATATTACCTTTTGGTTGCCTCTTAGATTTGTTTTCTGTCATTAGCTTCCACAATTTTCACAATCAGGGTCATCTATATTACAAGCCTCTGGTTGTTCTTTGTCTTCTAAGTCTACAATCCATGAATCAAACGTATCATTTGTTGACTCTTCAGATAAGTCTACAATCCATGAATTAAGCGTGTCATTTGTTGATTCCTCAGATCTTTTTATCTGTCTTAGATCTTCTTTTATGTCTTTGCTCATTTTTTTTGTTTTTAAAATTACTCTTACTCTGTATAGTCTTTATCGTTTCATCAACTTCTTTTTGATTTGATGGGATGTACACATCTAAATTTTGACCTGTGTCATGTAGGTGCTTCAAGAATAATTTGAATCTCATACTGAACACAGGCGTTCTTAACCCTTTCGTCTCTATTATAAAACCTTTATCTAGGTTTATAAAGTCAGGCGTGTACGATATACTTCTTATACTACCTGACTTTTTCTTAAACACCTTCTTACCTTTTGTAACTCCCTTGTCCATGAGGAGACCATTGAACTTGAATTTTGGAACAAGCTCAAAAGTCTTACCTTCATAAACGTGGGGGATGTTTGCTTTCTTGAGTTGGTTGTAGCAGTAAAGCTCTAAACCTGAGGCGAATGTGATTCCATCCTTACTGTGTTTCTTAGCTTTAGTTATCTGCTTACCTTTTCTTCTTTTGTATCGCATAAGGCTAAGATAAGGAATTATTTCCTACCCCTATTCCTAGCTCTATTTTTAGATTGATTCTCTAAGACTATATTACCATTCTTAGTGTGTGAAGCATCTTTGCCATCGCCTTTCTTACCATTCTTTCTGTTGAATAGGTTTAGTATGACACGATACTTTTTCCTCTTTTCTGACGAAGAATATTTGGAGTCGTACTTTTTCTTCTTCTCATACGACTCCCTATTCTTTTTATAATATTTTGTACTCTTACTTGCCATAACTTTTTATTATAGCATGCAAGATACGAATTATTTCTTTTCCTTAGGTGGCTCTGGAATACCAAATATATACTTAGAAATTTTTCCAGCATTTTCTATAAGAGATTTAGCATTCTTAGATGTTGATAGGTTTGAAGCTATTTCTACAGCTTTAGCCCTCATTTCGCAGTCAAACTTCAAGTACTTGTACTTTTGATCTTGATCTTTCTGTTGCTTGTTCATGTCTAAAGTTTAATTATTGTTAAATAAATTTGATTTAATTTTAAATTGCCAGTTTAATTTACCAGTAACTTTATTTCTAACTCTCTCGTACATTTCAATATGATTTTTTTTAACTAAAGAGTTGGTTCTACCTGTGATTTGGTTTATTGGCAACATTAAATGTTCAGCTATTTGATAATTAGTAGCTTTACCGTCTAAGTCTGCAAAAGCTTGCAATACTCTTTTTTCCATTTTTTGCAGCGTCTTGCTTTCCATAAGCTCTATAAAAGCCTTCATGCTAGTGTCTTTCATGTCTAAAATTTAATTATAGTTAGTAAATCTAGGTCTATATAAAACAAGAGTTCCCTATCCCATATAGATCCTGGTCGTGGGTTCTTCATGCCACCCCACTCAACTGTGGCTTTACTTATATTCTCTAGCCAAATATAACCAATACCATCTAAAAACCTCCAAGCTATACATAATGGAAGTCCTCTAGTTAAAGATTCCTTTTGGCAGTGTTGAATTTTTCTTACAGACGTTCGCACTCTTTGTATATCCGACATATTTAAACTCATAGTCTTTACCTCACACAAAGATATAACCTCCATAGTGTTATTGTCTAGTAACTCTGCATCTACTGGTGCGTACTTGCCTAATTGCCTGAACGTCATGTCTTTACCTTCAAGTAATATGCGAAGAGTCTCCTCCTCTCTGACACGATCAGAGTCTTTTTCAAATCGAGGTTCCAGCCTCATCTTTAGAGTTGTTTTTTAAGTTCCACTCATAAGAAAATTCAGTATTGTTTCCTTCGTTTGATGTAAACTTATTTTCTATGTTTCTATCAACTTGATCCATATGAACTTGCAGTAGTATCAGATACCCTGTGACATCCATTAAATCATTTTCACTCAGGTATGTATTTGAGTTCTTAATTCTATTTAGTTTGTCATTTATACGAGCTTGAATAGCGTACATAGGGTCAACATTAAATAAAACTCCCTTATCAAATACTGAGTTACCATAAGATTTGTTTTTCTCTATGAGAAGATCTCTAATCTCATCACACTTTTTTCTTATTTCTTCTTGCATTTTTATTTACTTTTTTAGAATTGACAGCCTTTTCCTTAGCACGCCTATACTTACTTTTATTCGATATTTGATCCTCAGATACCTCTGTATCACTGGGAGCTTTTCCTTTCCCTTTTTGATTGACTCTAATATAGTCTTGCTTATCAGTCCTTCCATTTTCTTTACGTTCTTTTAAATTAATAATGATAAAATCAGCAACTAGTACGATTAATCCTGCTACCAGAAAAAACATACAGCTAACAAGTATTAGTGATTCTAAATCTGTCATATCTTTCCTCTAACTTTTCCGCCTGGGCGTTTGATTATACTTCCTATACCTGAAAACTCTGTAATATCCTTCATTTGATTTCCACAATTGCATACAGTCTCAGGATACACAACTTCTTTATTCACAACTTTCATTGTTGTACTTATCACGTCAACGGTGTTATCGCATTTTTTACAATAGAACCTCATCTTTGTTTTTGTTTAGGTGTCTGTCTATACTGTTTTCTAAATCCCTCCACACGTTAGAGATGAATAGACTAGTCTCGTTATTTTCCATAGGCTCTTCTGTTATCTTCTCTAACTCTGTTATAGTTTTGTTGATGTTATTTTTAAGTCTGTGCTTAAAAAAAGTCTCCCCTTTGGATTCGTCTAACAAATCTAACAACATTGTTGATACAATATATATTTTAACCTCTAAATTTTCACTCATTTTAATCTTGTTTTAAGTGTTAATAAACATCGTTTGACATGCATAAATACTTAGGGTTATCAATACTAGTAACCCTAACTTCTATATCGCTGTTAGAATTATGTTTATGCCTTAACCTGTCCATGTAGAACTTATTATTATTAATATCATCTACATTTATATCTGTTGTGGTTGTTGTGATACTGGCTTTAGTCCATTTCTTAGCTGGCTTCTTGACACCTTTAACGTATCTAACAACTCTCCACTCATAGTTTATCTTTGCATAGTAAATCTCTTTTTTCATACTACCATTTTGATATTTTAGATAGATTTTGAACTTGAAGAGTTAAGTCATCTATCTTAGTGTTAGCACGTGAAAGATTAATTCTTAAGATTCTATTTTTATTCTCTAATAGTTCTAGTTTATCTTTTTCTTTAAACCCAATTGATTCACTTAAAAGTTCTTCATCAGGCTCTAGTGCGTTATATTTAGCGTCATGCTTTTTAATCACATCTTCACCCATATCATAAAGTTCCTTATAGTTATTATCGTAATCATACAAGTTTTTATGAATTTTGCAATAGTAAATTATAGTTGCATGGTGTTTTTTAAACATATCACCTATTGATTTAAAAGGTAAACATAGGTTACTCCTTACACAAGATGCGATTGCAACATTCGTGTCTATAAAATACCTTTGTCTTGTACCATAAGCTCTTGGTGATATTTCTCTGTACTCGTATAAAGTCTTAACAAGATCTGATAATGTTTCTTTATCTTTTTTGCTAATCTCTATTTGTTTTATGTTCCCAAGAACTGTATCTATTGGGTTTACTTTTTTTAGTCTTGATTTCATGATTAAAATGATTGATTAGGTTCTGCTGTAACAAATTTTTCTGTAAAATCTTGTGGGTCTACAAACTTTGTAAACTCCTTTTTAAATATTAGTGGTAAAGTACCAGTCCCTATATTTCTACCCTTAGCAATTATAAGATCCACCAATCCTTCAGTAGACTTTCCACTATCATCATTCATGATGCCATAATATTCAGGTCTATATACAAGCATAACAACATCAGATGCTTGTTCTATCTCGCCAGACTCACGAAGGTCAGACAAGCTAGGTCTACAACCTTCTCGTCTCTCCACACCTCTACTAAGCTGAGATAAAGCTACAATAGTGACGTTTAATTCTTTAGCTATATTCTTTAGTTCACGAGCCACAATTGCAACCTCTTGTTCTCTTGAGGTGCCAGAAGCTTTAACTAGCTGAAGGTAATCCACTAAAAAGAATTTAACATCTTTAGTAATTACATACTGCCTTATTTTATTTAGAAGGTATCTTAATGATGAGTCCTTACATTCATCAACGTATAGACAAGTATTTTCTAATTTACCTATAGCCCTATTAACTCTGCTGAACTCATTACTCTCCAACGAGCCTTTCATTATGTACCTATTATTGACCTCACTCTCTAAGGATACTAATCTCTGTAGCAATTGAGTGTCTCCCATCTCATATGAGAACACTGAAGTTGGTATACCAGCCTTAGCACAATTGTAACAAAACGATAGACCTAAAGATGTTTTACCCATTGATGATGCACCTCCAATAACTATAAGGTCTGTTTCTTGCCACCCACCAGTAAATTTATCTAAAGACTGAAACCCTGTAGGTAAACCCACCATATCATCAGAGTCCATTCTATTTTTAATATCATCATATAGAATCTTAAGCTGATCCTTTATGTTTGGTATGTCACTACCTCTCACCTCAGATATAGATTTAATCTCAGCCTCCATGAAGTCTAACATATCAAATAGGTCATCGCCTTTATCAATTCTGTTAGTCATGGTCTCTGTAAGCTTTTTTAACCTAATCTTTTTATCTTCATGAGATAGATAAGATATTATGTTACCAGTTATATATCCGTAGTAATCTGAAGTCATGCATTCAGCCACTCTAATATCAACCAATGAGTCTTTCACTTGAGAAGATATTGTAATCAGATCAACCTTTTCTCCTTTATCTAAATAACTTGATATAACCTTATATATCTTTTTATTCAGAGGATCTTTAAATATACTCTCAGATAGTTGAGAGTGATAGTCGTAGTAGTCTCTAGAATTGTTAAGTAACTTACCAATAAGCCTAGCCTCCATATCTTTGTTATCTCTCATCGGTAACGTATTTTGGTTTAACATATCTGTTTACTTTCTTCTTATCAAAATTGTAGTCACTACTCCAACCCTTATTGTTTATCCAAGTGAGTGGATTTTTTCTATATTTTTTGTCTGGAGTAGATTCAACATATAGCTTTACCTTCTTAATTGCCTCACCCATCTCTTCAAGAGTTAAGTTTAAGAAGGCTGTTTTACATCTACTTACGTCAACCTTCTTGTCATATAAATTCCAGAACATATCGAAAGCCTTAGCTTTTCTTTTATCTTCTTCTCTGGGTTTACCTTCATTATAGAACCTAACATCCTTAACATTAATGTGAGATATAATGTTGTTGAATACGCATGCAGATTCAAGGCTGTTGTTGTAAAACTCTGTTACTTCGTGCTTATTATTGAAGGCTATAATAATACACTGCTCATCTAACTCTACAGATATGATACTATCAGAGTCCACTATAAGTGATTCGCTTAATCTAATCTTCATCTAAAACTTTTTTAAGTTGCACTAAAAATTCAAACAATATTCTGAGAACTACCAAAGCTATTAGCAATGGGAATATTAAGTGTGTGATTATCATGATTTAGGTTTTAAGAAAAGTAAAGAGAGGGATTGAATTATAGGTTGTTAAATAAAGTTGTCCACTCATGCAACCCCCCTTCTTTACTTATATCTTGTTCTTAGAATGGAAGATCATCTTCTTTCTTCTCTTTAGTCTCAGGTTTATATGTATTAACCTCAACATAATGAGTCTTGCCATAGTCATTAGTCGACTTCATCTTAGCTACCTTTAACTTAATAAACTTGTCACCATTGTACTCAAACATATGGCTAGTAGCTTCATTTTTAAGTTTACTCAAATTCAAAGAGAACTCAACCATGTCTCCATCAAATTTTTCAACTCCGTTTCCTACATAAATTCTGTCTGTCTTACTCATAATTTTTAGACTTAAAATAATTGTTTAATGCCTCCCTTTCGGTAGTTTGAATGTAACCGATAATCTTTTTAAAGTGATGAATCCTAAATTCCTCTGGATTTTCGATGTACTTTCTTAGGGTAGGTTGGCTTAACCCTAATCTTTCTGATAAGAAGAGAGTAGTAATCCCTTCCTTATTTAATTTATCTTTCAATGTCATAACGTTTCCATGATTAAATGTTGCTCAACAACTTCTTCATTATCAATAAAGAATTTCCTGTAAACATCAAGTAAATATTTATACTCATCTCTACCTCTATTTATGAACTCGTTACTAGTATAAAATATAGAGACGTTATATGGTCTTTCCTTTTCTTGAGTTATAAACGTAAACTCATCGCAGTCAAAACCATCTACGTAAAAAGCAGATTGCCTATCATACCCATACTTCTTACAAGAGTTAGAGAAACCATAAAAACTACCATCTGATGTTGTCTTAAGGTCTATTAATGTTTTACCATTACGATAGTCTGCCTTACCTTTACAGAATACATCTGTATCCTGATCCTTCCAAGCATTAGCTATCTCTCTTTCTCCTTCTGATTGGAGTAAGTCTCTAACCTCAGAGTGACTAAACAACACATCTTGCATATACATAATCTTATCGTACTCTTTCTGTAAGATTATTGTAGGTGCTTCAGGGTTATTCTGCTTAAACTCTTTGAAACCTTTTGTAGTTCTTGTAGCTGAGTTGAACACCATAACCTTATCGTTAAACTCGTTAGGTTCTAACATAGCTACATGGTATGCCCTACCAAAAATCATAGGTAAAGTCTCTTTATTCAACTCAGGATTATCCCTCATCATCTTATAGGTACGCACATCTTTCTTTATTAACCCTAACTGCGAGTTCGTTACAAACTCGTAGTCAGAGTAATAAAAAGAGTCGTCTCCTAACTTATTTATAAGTTTATCTAAACTCATTACATTAGGGTTTTGGCTATCTTAAGAACCTTGTTCAAGTTATCTTCTTGAGTCTTAGTCATAGTGTATCCGCCCATCTTTTGCTCTACCACACTACCCTTACCGTCCTCAATAGCCTTCATCATAGACTTATACTGAGCCTCAGTTAACTTAGGCTTTGCTTTAGGCTTAGATGTAGACTTTTTAGATGTAATGGGTGTTCCTTTTATCGCACCATTACCATCATCATCGCCAGTAACTACACCAATAATAGATGCTAACGCATATCTTCTTGCGTAAGATATAGCAGAACCAACGCCATGTGCATCTTCTTTTGAAGGAATGTACATTGTAGATGAGATGTACTCGCCACTTGAATGAGATAAGATTGTAGTTAAACCACCAACATCTGTTGGCATTTGAATAACTGCTAACTCATTATCTGCTAGTAGGTCACGAACAGAATCCCACACCGAACCTAAGTCAGCGTAACTTGATTTAAAAAAAGGATTTTTTGAATTTTCTTTAGCAGGTTTTAGTTGAGCCTGCACTTTAGATAAGGCAAGAGTTAACTTGCCAATAGCTTCTGATTTCTCCATAGATGATTTTGATTTAATTTAATTTAACTAGTTACAAATATAGTAATTATTTTTCACAATAATGAAAATAATTTACTTTAATTTAATCGTAACGATCTTCAACTATCTGTGTTAAGGTGTTCGTTACTATGTATGTTTAGTGTCCTGTTTAACATTGTCTCCACCTCGTCATACTTTTCGTTATAGTAGTCTTGTGCTTCCTCTGTAAACACAATAGCTACACCATCAGATAAACCATCT